TTTTCCGTCAATTAATCATGGCTGAAGATGCAATGCTTACCTATCGTATTATTCGTGCTGGTGAGAAAAAAGTTTTTAAGATTGATGTTGGAAATATTGATGAAGAGGATATTGAAGAATATATCTATAAAGTAGCAACCAAATTCAAGAAAATTGCACAAGTTGCACCAAATGATGGTCAAATTGATTACCGCTTTAATATAATGGGCAATGATGAGGACTATTTTTTGCCAGTAAGAAATGCAAATACACAAACGGGCATTGAAACACTCCCGGGCGCATCGAACCTTGACCAAATTCATGATATTGAATATCTTCGTGACAATTTATTTGTTGGTCTTGGTATTCCAAAACCATTTTTAAGTTTCCAAGATGCTGCAGGTGCTGGTAAAAATATGGCACAATACGATATTCGTTTTGCAAAAAAAATTAATCGTATTCAACAAGCGTTAATTCAGGAACTCAATAAAATGGCAATGATACATTTGTATCTATTGGGTTATACTGGTGATGACTTAAATAGTTTTCAATTAACTCTTACTAATCCATCAGTTCAGCAAGAATTATTAAAAGCTGAATTGATGCGTGAAAAAGCACAAACATATACTGAATTAACTCGTGCTGAAGCAGGTATTGCAGCAATGTCACATACCAATGCCAAGAGAAAATTGTGGAATATGAGTGATAGGGAAATCGTAGAAGATTTGAAACAGCAAAAATTAGAAAAAGTTGTTATGCAAGAACTTGCTGATGCCCCTGTTACAATTAAGCATTCTGGATTATTTACCGATATTGATAAGAGATTTGGTGCACCTGAAGGTGAAGTACCGATGAGCGGTGGAACTGAAGGTGGTGGAATGCCACCAGCAGGTGGTGCGCCAATGGGTGGTGGTGAATTACCAATGCCACCAGCAGGTGGAGCACCAATGGCTGGAGCAGGTATGCCAGCAGGTGCTGAAGGTATGCCAACAGCAGGAGCAGCACCAGTGGGTGGAGCAGGTGCTGAAGCATTACCAATGGCTGAAGGTCGAAAAAGAATGACCGATGAAGAATACATGAGACATGTTGAAAGTTTAGTGTTTGGCAGTAGCGTTGAACCCGAACATAAAAATGAAAAACAACATAAAAAGATAATTAAGGAAAATGATAATATCAATGAACAGCTAAATAAAAATGCTCAAGAGATGATTAATGAGATTGATGATATATTGAAAAAGGGCGAGAGTATTAATGTTGAGCAAAAAGAAAATGATGCTGAAGAAGTTGATTTTGAAGGAATTGAAAATATTGAATTAACAGAATAATTAATAATATTACATAAAGCTAACGTTTATAATTATTTACAGTATTTATTAATAAATCAAACAAAATCGCATGGAAAGTATTAACATTGGTATTGTTAACTTAGTGGTTTCTAAGAAATTAAAGGATGCTTACTTCAGTAATAATTTAATTGAAGAATCGAAAAAAGTTACTGAAGACTTTCTAAGTGTTGTAAAAAATTCACCAATTTTACAATTGGAATTTAAAGTATTCAATAATATTGAAACTAAACATATTGAAAATGATTTGGCAGCATCACGTTATATTGATAATAATATAAAATTATTTGAAATATACACGAATAAGGAAATTGAGAAGGAACACGAAAAGTTAAAATCATTCCTTACTGAAGATGTTCAGGTTGATGATGCCAAAGTTCAATTGTATATTGCAATTAACAATTTGATTAAAGAATCATTAAGTAATTATGATGAAGTTAATGTTGATAATATTCATGAATCGTTTGAAACTGTTTTAAATCACATAAAGAGACCGAAAGCAATGGAAGCAGAACTTCCAGAATCGAAACTCATTAATGAAGATGTTATTAGAATTGCTGTTGATAAATTCAATGAAAAATATAACGCATTAAATGAAGATGACAAAAATTTGTTACTTAAATTAATCAAATCATCTTCTGCTGAAAAAGAAACACTACTTGAAGAGTATAAAAATGAGAGTTTAGCCATATTAGAAGGACTAAATAAGGAAAGTGTAAAAGATAGCGTTGCAAAAGCAATTCAGAAAATCAAAGAGATGGTATTTAATGCACAAACTGCCGATGACGATATCATCAGTCTTCATGAATTGAAAAAAAGCATAATTTAATTAGTCATTATAAAGATTGTTTGTCCACATAGTATTAACACTATGGGCATCAAAATATGCTAATTGGTCTTCCAATTTAACTCCCATATTAATACTTTGATTATCAAGTCCTCGAAGTTTATCAGGACCATATCCAAACCATTGACCTTTTGATTTGAATTTAACATTTACATTATTCTTATCACCTAATAATCCAAATATTTTAAAAATATAATTAACGCCTTCGGCATGTCTGTTGCCATCTCTTTCAGCTAATTGAATTGCATCGGGAAATGAATTAACATTCCACTTGGAAACTAATTTTGAATATTTTAAACCCGCAGCATATGCAAATAATGTCCAATTTGCATATGAATCGCAGTTATTTGCAATATATTTCATATATCTGCATTGTGCTTTAATCATTATTTTTGGATTATTAATTACATTTTGATGTAGTTGTGCTCTATTTTCTCTTCCAGTTCTATTTGGACTTCCATCAATTGTTACTCTATATGTAATATCTTGTCTTCTTGTTGACGGTTCAAAACCAACATCAAATATTTTAGCAATTTCATCATCAGTAAATTTAGGTGTAACATTAGATTTGTTTTTTAATATCATGTCAATCATGGTATCAACAGTAAATTGAGAAATACCACCAGCATCACTTGTCATTGGATATACCCAAACTTTATAAGCCGATTCGGTAAATCCTTGCGCAGCAATAATGTTTGTATCAATTTCATATTGTTTAGCATAATAATTATACCATTTAATTAATTGAAGTGCTAACTGGTCATTAGTAGTAATCAATTTATTTGAATCGTCATATACTGTTGCTTCCCATAAATAATCTGGTGATAATTGTGGCTGTCCTGTTCCTAATAATTGTTTTGGAAGTGCTCCACCGCCTTTCATATCAGTACCTCTACCTTTAAGGGCAGAATTACCAGTTCCACTGCAATGATGCTTAATAAATGTTTCTCCTTCTAATGTTAATTTAGTATATGCCATTTTATTGAATTTTTAAACCATACATTGATGTTACTTTTGACAAATTATCAAGATATTGAGCACCACCAAAATTTTGTATGTAATTGCCAGCACTCATATTATCAGTAGTTATATCACCAATGTATCCATCTTTTAATCCGAAAATTGCTGCAGGATTAGTAACTCTTGGATACGGGAATTTCAAAATTTTAGTGCCTGAAAATGTTGTTGTCATTTTATTTGGCGATATATTATGCTCAACTGTTAATATTAAATATGCGCCATTGAACATTGGAACATTTTCCAATTGAAAATATTGTGTTGGCTGAATCATTGCATTGCCCAATCCACCCACAGTTGCACGATATGCTCTGTTTTCATATATGTTATATAGGTTTTGTCCTTGTGGTACTGGTGCACTTGCACCACCATCACCAGCTAATCTTGAAAGAATATTTATTGACTCATTGGTTTCTGGAAATTCTTTACTATCAATTTTTATGTCTTTAAACATTGATTGATTTTGCTCTCCAAATCTAACCCTAAATGCTCTAACTTGTCTCCAAGGAAAATCTGGGTTAGTATTCATTTGATTATCAAATCTATTATCAATCGTTTTACTACAATCGGCTGTATTAAAATCACTTGGCGCATCACTTTCTAAGTCAATAATGCCATCATCAGCAAAATCATTATTAATATTGCTTGGATAACTTGATGACCCACCAATATACATACAAACAAATGTTTGTCTATTTATTGCCATAGGTGCATTACTTATTCTAAAACATTCTTTCCATTCATCTTCATTGAAACTCATAAAATTTTGAAGCGGGAAAAATTCAAAACCATTTGCTGATAATAATTGTGAAATCACAGTAAAAACTGAAATATTTGGGTCTTCAGCCATTTGTATTAATGGTTCTGGATTTATAACAGTATCGCCAATTGGGTTCATTGCTCTATCAACAAACACAAATGAATCAATTAAATTTTTACCGTCTTCGTTAAATGGATATCCAAATGTTTTAGTGCTGATTGGATTAACAAGCCATTTATCATTTATATTTTTAAATGAATAATATGTTTGCGTAATTATGCTATCATCACTTTTTAATCTTCTATTTTTTTCTTCTTGTTCTTTGTTTTCTTCAGTTTTCTTATCAATTTCTGTATTTAATTTAGCAAAAAATTGTGTAAAATATGCATTATTAATTGGTTGTGTTGATACACCAATATCAGAAACATTGCTATTAGTATATGCCAATGATTTATATGTTTTATTTCCTGATGTAGTTCCAGAATCTCTTTTAAATGTTAATTCCGTATAATTAGCTAATTTTACTCTCTCAAGCAATGGTTTTATAATTAAATTATAATATGGTGCACCAGTTTGTGTTTTTTTTGGATTTAATAGCTGTGTATATTCTTTTTCTTTTTTATTTACAGTATTTCCAGAAATTTTACTAAACATATAATCAAATGATGTTTTTAGCTGATAATAAGCAAATTCTTCATTAACATTGCTCATAAAATCATCATATTCTCCCCTAAATAATTCTTTATCGTTTTCAGATAAGAAATGATTAATATCATAAATGTCAGCGAATATATATTGCCCATTATTATTCAAATTTTTACCATCACCATTGATGAAAAACTCTTTTAATTCATTAATAAGCGAAGTGTCATTATCAGCACCAACTAATGCTCCAATATATGCTGGTAAATATCTTGGAACTTCAATAATTGCTGGATTTTGAAATATCCAATATCCCAAATTTTTTGGGTACATATTGAACGGACCTAACGTATATCCAACGTTTGATAAAAACATTAATGCGCTAAATTTTGATGAACCGCTCATTATTGCTTTATGTATTATTTCATCATGTTCCGATAATTCTTTAACCCAAACATCATCAACCATATGCTGGAATTGTTTTAAATCATTAAGTCCTCGGTCATTTAAAAAAGGCATTTTAACATTTCCAGCACTCAGTAATTCATTGCATTGTTTTTCACTAATAGTTCTTTTTGTATCAGATAAATATCGTGTATCAAGGCAAATATTATCAGAAGTGTATTCCATAGTTCCTTTAATCTCACCAGTTTTAAATTTACGAAACGTATCTTCAATATACAAAATATTGTCTTGAGTAAATGAGAAAAATCCTTGCGGATATTTTCTTAAACCATCAAACCATTTATTTTTTTTAACGTCAGACATAAATTGCTGAATTGGCTTATCAGTTGTAGTATTGTCCTTTTTGCCACCTTCAGTCTCTTTTGTTGTTTCGTCTGGTTTGTCATCTGCTTGAATAGCAATGCTTACTCCGTCTGGTATAATATATGCACCTTTAAACTCAGTATTATTCTTATCAACATAAACATCATCTTGGTTAGAAAGAGGAAATGATATATTATTGTTTGAACGATATATATCGCTTAATACTTTTGAGGTACGCAAATATTCATAAAAACTTTGAGGTGTTTTTCCTTCCCCTTCAGTTATAAATTGTTTTAATAAATTTCTTTTTTCTGGATTAACCACCGATGTTGCCAAATTAACCGCTTCTGATTGAGCAAATAAATTACCAAATAAATTACGAGTTTGATAATCAGGACTATAAAAACTTTCAGAAAGAACACCTTGTGATAATATATAAAATCTCTGTAACATTATTTTTAATATCTCGCTTAATCCGTCATATGTGCTTCCATTAGTACCAATTCCTTCAATATTTGGGTATGGAGAAGATACGCTATTGCTTGCAACACTTGAATCCATTGGTGATATGGGTATCCATAATTTATTTCCAGCATCGTCTTCTTCGCCCTTCAAATTCGGTAAATTTTTTTGAAAATCTTGAAGAAAAAATGTATCAATAAATTCATTGATTAATTCAATTTCGGGGAATTGTCCTTCTGTTCTATTACTTAACTCAATTGGTGCAATTTTTTCTTGTTTTGAACCGCCACAAACTTGTCCTTGTACATTGATAATTAATGGAAATGCAAATACTCTTTTTGCTCTTAATGAATCAAAATAATCGCCACCTGTTATTATTCTATAGTTTACATTAGTATTATGATGTTCATTTTCGGCTTTGATTGATGTTTGTCTAATTGTTTCAAAAAATACATCTACATCATCCAAAATTATTTTGAATATATTATATATTGTTGGCATCATGCCAAGTTCTTCAAAAATAATATTGTTAATGCTAACATTAATTGCTGATGCCGATTGAAATTTATCATCGATTAAGTAAGATTTATTTTTTTGCAATTTACTATATAAATTAGTAATATCAATTCCCACATAATATGCACTAAGACCATCTTTAACATTAATATTATTTTTTGTGTCAAATCCATCAGGAAATAATTCTGCAGTTGCAATATCAGAATCATCAAATTGAACAGTTGCGTTATTTTTCCTTAATTTGTCAATTAGATTACTTCTATATTTATTTAAATCTTCAATTAATTTATCAGCTTGGTCTTTATATTTTTTTGTTAGTGTTCCAGTAGTACCATTAGCACTAACGCTATCGCTTAAAGCAATGTCCTGTCCAATATAATATGCAATAAATAATCTTTTTGGCACACCACTACCAGTAAGCATGTCTGTTGTGACTTGCTGTAAAATATAGTTATTGTATTCTGTAGTATTATTTAAAACAGATACCTTTGATGTGCTTCCATTTGGGTTTTCGGGTGAATTATCTTGTAATAATAAAAATGGTGAACCTTGCAGTTCTTGCCTAAATGCACCAATCATATTAATTGCAGCATTATTTTCCTCAATTCTTTTAACGGAACTATTATATTTTTCGCTTTCACTACTTTCATTTTTTGCTTTAGCGATTGCTGGCATTAATGCTTTTAATTTAATAATTAAATCATCTGTATTTTTTGGTGCATTTTCTGGTGCTGGTGATGATGAATCTCCCCTTTTCTGAATATTACGCTTCATCAATGGAAAATTAATGGCGTATTTGAATAATACGTCAGTCAATGGAGCGTATGTCATTGCAATAAATTGTGCATCAACAACAAAATTACCATTTTCTGATTTGAACTCTGAAGTATATTTAACCAAATGCAATTTATACATCAATGGTTTGCCGTAGTATCCTTTGATTGTTAAATCAAAAATAGGTGGTGGAAAATCAAACAATACTCTATATGGTGAATTTTGTTGATTAAATAATGCTACACCCCTAATGTCTACAAATTGAATGTTAATTTGAGGAACAAAAGATGAATTAATTACAATTTTAATATCGCTAATTCCAAATCCTTCATATTGTGTTTCATTTCCAGTACTACCTTGATAATAATTTGTAGTGAATTGTAAATAATGTGGATTGCTGACAAATTTATCTCCGACTGTAATACCCTTGTTTTGATTATTACCTAAAAAATTAACACGAATGGTTTCTTCCAATCCAGTTGCTTTTTCAGTATATACTGAACTATCGCCCATTTT